GGTAATTTCGAACCCCTTTCTACGGCTAGCGCCAGGAGTATGCGTGTCGCAGCATACCCACATGAGACGCACTTAAGACGCCAAAATGCAAAAGTTGACCATTATATGCCTCAAAATTGTTATCTGGCACTATTTCGCTTAAAACGCCGCTGTTGGCCTTAAATTGCCTCTATGCAGGTCTGCAACACCAAGGAACTGGCTGAGGAGCTGGGCATCACGCAAGCCCGCATCAGCCAAATGAAGAGCCAGGGGCGGTTTGATGGCTGCTTCGCGGTGAACAGGAATAAGATCGAGTGGGACAAGGAAGCGGCTGTCAAGGCGTACAGGGAAGGCAACCCACTGGCCAGCGTCAGTCCAACGCGTCGCAAATCAGAAGATCTTGAGATTCCGACATTCAATGAAAGTCGTGCGAAGTCTGAGCATTTTCGCGCTGAACTTGCTCGTCTTGATTTGGAGGTCAAAGAGGATCAGTTGGTGGAAGTGGCTCGTGTACAGCGGGAGGCTTTCACTGCTGCTCGTGCTGTACGGGATGCTCTGGGTAATATTCCTGACCGCGTCAGCAACCAGTTGGCTGCGGAGTCGGATCCGGTTGTCATCCACCAGACGCTGACCGAGGAGATCCGCAAGGCATTGGAGACGTTGACAAATGAGTTGTCAATAAACAGGTGAGACGTTGACAATGAAGGACGGGACTCTCGTTTACCGGCAAGCATTTCGCGACGGCCTCCGACCTGACCCCGATCTGTCCGTGAGTCAGTGGGCTGATCTGTACCGGATGTTGTCCAACAAGGCCAGCGCCGAACCCGGACCGTGGCGGACGGAAAGGACTCCTTACCTCCGGGAGATTATGGACTGCATGTCTGCCAACTCCGCTGTTCAGAAAGTGGTGTTTATGGCTGGTGCGCAGCTTGGCAAGACAGAAGCGATCAACAACGTGGTGGGCTACATGATTGCCCATGCGCCTGGTCCAGCACTGTTTGTGCAGCCGACGATTGAGATGGCTAAAAGATTGTCAAAGCAGCGGCTTGATTCGTTGATTCATGAGACACCGTGTCTTGCCGATAAGGTCGCCCCTGCTCGAAGCCGCGATTCAGGCAACACGATGTTTTCAAAAGAGTTTCCCGGTGGCATCCTGCTGCTCACGGGTGCCAACAGTGCTACGGGTTTACGGTCTGCTCCTTGTCGCTGGGTGCTTCTTGACGAAGTTGATGCTTTTCCAAGTGATGTGGACGGCGAAGGCGATCCTTGTGCATTGGCTGAACGTCGTGCGTCAACCTTTTCGCGTCGGAAGATCATCCTTACGTCCACGCCAACGGTAAAAGATACGAGCCGCATTGAGGCGGAATATCTGGCATCAGATCAGCGCCGATATTTTGTCCCGTGTCCACATTGCGATCACATGCAATGGCTACAGTGGAAGAATCTGCAATGGCGTGACGGTGATCCAAAGACTGCTGCGTATGTCTGCGAGGCTTGCGGGACGCACATACCAGAGCATTACAAAAGTGAAATGCTGCGCAAGGGTGAATGGCGTGCGACTGCCACAAGCCAAGATGCAAGGACGGTTGGATTCCATTTGTCCTCTTTGTACTCGCCGCTTGGTTGGAAGAGTTGGGACGAGATTGTTGGTGAATTTTTACGTGCCAAGAACGACGCTCCTTTGTTGAAAACCTTTGTCAATACTGTCCTTGGCGAAACTTGGGAGGAAGAAACTGGGGCAAAACTTGGTGCCGATGGCCTTTCTGAGCGAGCCGAGTTCTATCCCGCCGCTGAAGTCCCGAAAGGCGCCTCGATCTTGACTGCTGGTGTCGACGTACAGGACAACCGGGTCGCTGTTGGACTTTATGCGTGGGGTGCTGGTGAGGAGTGCTGGTTGATCAGTCACACAGAGATTTACGGCGATCCAGCCGGACAGAAGTTGTGGGAACAAGTTGATGACCTCTTGTTAAGGGATTACCCGCATGCCGAAGGTGGAAGACTCAGGGTTTCGGCAATTGGCTGCGACTCTGGCGGACACTTCACAAGCGAAGTGTATGCGTATGCCAGAGCCAGAAAAGGAAAGGGAGTGTTTGCTTTGAAAGGACAGTCGGTGCGGAACAAACCGCCTATTGGGAAGCCTTCCAAGGTGGATATTAACTACAAAGGACAAGTTTTGAAAAATTCAGCAGAGGTATTCCCTGTTGGTTCTGACACGATCAAATCGACGCTTTTTGGCAGATTGAAGCACAACGAACCTGGAGCTGGTTACATTCACTTTCACGCCGAGGCTGGTCAGGAGTACTTCAAGCAAATCACCTCAGAGCGTCAGGTTGTCCGTTACGTCAAGGGTTTCGCTGTTCGTGAATGGAAGAAAAAAGCGGGTGATCGCAACGAAGCATTGGACTGTTTTGTGTACAGCTATGCGGCGCTGCATTTCCTGTACATGCGGTTCAACAGAAACACGATTTTTGAGCAGTTTGAGCGAAGTATTGGCAAGGCTGCGAAAAAAACAGACACAAGTGACGTATTGCCTAACAAGCCGATAGACTCACCATATCGGCCACCGCAAAGGCGGGTCAGGCGCAACAATCCTTCATTCGTGACGAGCTGGTGAGCATCCTTGTCCCGAACCTGATTTACGCGGGTGACACCGTCATTTTTGACGTACCTGCATTCAAGGATGCCATTGGAACCAACATTGACAGCGGCACCTACACGCTCACGTGGTACGCACGGACGAATACTGCAAGTGAAGGCACGACTGTTGTTGGCACTGCTGAAGGCAATGGTTGGCGCGTGACGGTGCCTGCTGCTACTACTGCCAACTTTGATGCCGGCTTGTGGACTTGGCAGGCGATTGCCACCTACAGCACGCTGCAGTACACCGCTGGTCGCGGCCAGTTCACCGTCAAGGCCACTGCCAAATACGCCAACACGCCTGGTGCATTCGATGATCGGTCTCGCGCTGAGATTGATTTGTCTTACGTTGAAGCTGCCATCCGTACGCTCGCTCAAGGCGGGATGGTGCAGGAATATCAGATTGGCGGGCGTAGTCTAAAGCGGTACAAGATGACCGAATTGCTTCAATTGCGTGATGATCTCAAAAATGAGATTGCAATGGAGCGTAAGGCTGAGAAAATCCGTCAAGGTCTCGGCAATCCCGGTCTCGCCAAAGTGAGGTTCCGTTAATGGCGATCTTCGGTATCGGCCGCACCGGCGCGTTGCGTAAGCAACTGGCTGAGGTTGAACAAAAGAATGTTTACCTCAAGCGTGCCTACGCCGCCGCACAGAACAACCGCCTCACCTCTGACTGGATCAGTCAAGCCACGTCGGCTGACAGTGAGATTCGAGGCAGCATCAGGATGCTTCGCAACCGCGCCCGTCAATTGGTGCGTGATTCGGACTTTGCCAAAGCCGCTTTGCGTGCTGTTCGCAACAACGTGGTTGGCACTGGCATCAAGATGCAGGCTCAGGTACGCATGCAACGCGGTGGCCGTCTTGCTGATGAAATTAATCGTCGCATTGAAGATGAATTTGATCGCTGGACTTCAGCTAAGCGTTGTCACACCGGCGGCAAGCTGAGCTGGTATGACATCCAGCGGCTCAGCATCACCTCTGTCCTTGAATCTGGTGAAGTCTTCATCCGCCTTGTCAAGCAGCCTTTTGGTGGCAGCAAAGTACCACTTGGCCTTGAACTCATCGAGTCGGATCTTCTTGATGATGATTACAACGGCATCGAGAAGAATGGCAATGAAGTACGAATGGGCGTGGAGATTGACAAGTGGGGCAGACCGGTTGCCTATCACTTCTTTGATTACCACCCTGGCGATTATCAATTTGCTTACGCTGCAAAAGCAATGAAGCGCCGTGTGCGTATTCCTGCTGAAGACATCATTCACCTGTATTTGATTGAGCGTCCCGGCCAGACCCGTGGTGTTAGCGCGTTTGCTACGGCGATCATGCGCCTGCGTAATTTGTCTGGCTATGAAGAGGCTGAGATTGTCGCCGCTCGTGCCAGCAGCAGCATGATGGCGTTTGTGAAGACACCGGATCAGGAACTGTTTGAAGATGGCACGTTTGATCAGGAGTCTGTCCTCGACTTCTCACCCGGCAGCATCCGTCGACTGGCTCCTGGCGAAGAAATGCAATTCTTCACGCCCAATCGCCCTGATGATGCATTCACTCCTTTTGTGCAGCAAATGCTGCGAGCTGTGGCTGCTGGGATTGGCTGTTCTTACACGCAAGTCAGCTCGGATTTCTCTCAAAGCAACTACAGCTCTTCACGACTGGAACTGCTTGAAACAAGAACGCATTACAAAACACTCCAGCAGTATTTGATCGAAGCGTTGTGCGAAGAGGTTTATGAAAAGTGGCTGGAAATGGCTGTGATGGCTGGCGTTTTGGATTTGCCAAATTACGACAGTAATCCTGAACGTTATGAAGAAACCAAATGGATTGCACCTGCTGCTCAGTTTGTTGATCCGCAAAAAGAGGCTGCAGCGTACAAAGAAATGATCCGCTCAGGCATCATGACGCTCTCGCAGGTGATTGCCCTGCACGGCGGTGACTTTGAGGATCAAATGCGTCAACGTCAACATGAACTTGCTGTTGCTGATGAGTACGGCATTGTCCTTGATACCGACCCGTCGCAAGTTTCTAACAACGGTGTCTCTCAACCAGTTCCTTCTCCAGCAACCACAGAACCGATACAACTGATGGAGGAACCTGATCTGGAGGACATTGACTAATGGCAAAAGTTGGTGACAAGACAATTGATTTGATGCCAACTGAAGGCATGAAGGCAGAAGCGCGTCGTTATCGCGCATGGAAGAAAGACGGTCGCCCAGGTGGCACTGATGTTGCCGCCACACGTGCTAGTCAAATTTTGTCAGGCGAAGAACTTAGTCCTGACATTGTCGTGACAATGGCCGCTTGGTTCGCCCGTCACGAAGTGGACAAACAGGGCAAGGGCTTCCGTCCTGATGGTGAAGACTATCCTTCGCCAGGTCGCGTAGCATGGGCTGCATGGGGTGGCGATTCAGGTCAGACTTGGAGCGTCATGAAATCCAAAGCGATTAAAAAAGCACAGGACCGCACCATGGAACTGATTGATCCCATTGTTGATGAACGCCCCTATCCAAACGAACACGCCGCCCGCTTGAAGGAGCCTGGTCAGTACGACGCAATTCGTCGCGTCAATGATGAAGGCGGTCCTGGCATTGACTTTATTTATGGCATCAAAGACGGCAAGTCAGAGATTCAAGCCATTCGTTTTGACGCAAAACGTTTTACGCCTACAGAAGCACGCAAATGGTTAAGTGATCACGACTTCAACCCAATCTCATTTGAAGAAGCAACAGGTGATCGCTCAGAAGATGAAATTGAAGAGCGTGCATATGACAATTCACTGAAAGTTGGTGACTTTGTTGAATGGGACAGCAGTGGTGGAATGGCGCGCGGCAAAATTAAAAAAGTTATCCGCGAAGGCATTGTTGAAATTCCAGATTCTTCTTTCACGCTCAATGGCAGTGAAAAGAATCCTGCTGCGTTAATTCAAGTATATAAAAAGGGTGCAAATGGGTACGAAGCAAGTGATACTGTTGTTGGACATTACTTTTCAACTTTGAAAAAAATCCCGGCGCTGCGATTCCACGAAGACGAAGTATTGAAGCGTTCGCTCAGTACTGAGTTTCGCTCTGATGGCGCAGATCGCGTCTTGGAATTTCCGTTTGCCAGTGAAGCACCGGTTGAGCGTTATTACGGCATGGAAGTGCTGAACATGGATATCAAGTCCATGGATCTGACACGTTTGAATGATGGTGCGCCGCTGTTGTATCAACATGATGCGGACAAAATTGTCGGTGTTGTACAGAAGGCATACATCAAAAACAAGCGTGCTTATGCACGCGTCAAACTCGCGAACAATGATCTTGGTCGCGAAATGCAAGGGTTGATCAAGGATGGAATCATCCGCAATGTCAGCTTCGGCTACAAGATCAACTCCATGGAAGCCGATGAGTCCACATCACCAGTGACTTATCGCGCTACCAGTTTCCAACCGTTTGAAATAAGCCTGGTCACTGTGCCGGCTGATAATTCGGTTGGAATTGGACGCTCTTTCTTCCATAATGAGAGCGTCGATACGGCCTCAGCCGTTCACAGTCAACCCAACGGAGTTACAACCGTGGATCAAAACCTCAATGTTGAGGCTATCCGCGCTGAGGCCGCTCAGGCCAAGGCTAAGGAAATGGCCGACATGATTGCTCTTGGTCAGCGCACCAAGAACATTGAAATGGCTCAGGAGTTCATTGCCAACTCCCGCAGCCTTGACGAGCTTCGTTCTGCCCTTCTGGAAAAGATGGGTGTGGAAGAGAAGCCCCTGAATCCCAAGGATGCCGAGATTGGCATGTCGGATAAAGAGAAGCGTGACTTCTCCTTCATCCGTGCCATCAACGCTATGGCTCACCCCAATAGCAAAGAGGCACAACGCGCTGCTGCTTTTGAACTGGAAGTCAGCCGTGCTGCTCAAGAGAAGAGCGGTAAGGAAGCTCGCGGCATCCTGATCCCTGCTGATGTGCTGGGTTATGGCCGTCGTGACCTGACCGTGGGTTCTGCGACCGGTGGTGGTGATCTGGTTGCCACTGACCTGATGAGCGACAGCTTCATTGATCTGCTTCGCAAGGCTCTTGTGCTGCAGACCGCTGGTGCGACCATCATGACCGGCCTGCAAGGCATGGTTGCTCTGCCCCGTCAAAGCGGTGGTGCGACTGTGTATCACGTGGCTGAATCTGGCTCCGTGACCGAATCGCAGCTCAGCGTTGATCAGGTGACGATGCAGCCCCGCACCCTGGGCGCTCTGACCGATTACTCCCGTCGTCTGCTGCTTCAGTCCAGCGTTGACGTTGAGAATCTGATTCGTCGTGATCTGGCTCAGCAAATCGCCATCGAAGTTGAAAACCAAACCATCAACGGTACTGGTGCTTCTTCGTATCCGCTGGGCTTCTTGAACGTGACCGGTATCAACACTGAGTCCGGCTATACCACGTTCTCTGATTACGTGAATGCTGAAGCCTCTCTCAGCACCTCCAACGCGCTGATGGGCAGCCTCGGTTATCTGATGAACTCCGCTCTGCGCGGTACTTTGAAGACCACCGAGAAGTCGGCAACCGGCACCAGCGCCAACTTCATCTACGAAGCCAATAACACCATCAACGGTTATCCGGCTTATGTGTCCAACTCCATGCCGAACAACACTGCGGTGTTCGCTAACTTCAGCGACATCCTGATCGGCTTCTGGAGCGGTCTGGACATCATGGTTGACCCCTACACCGGTTCCACCTCTGGCACCGTGCGTGTGGTGGCCATGCAGGACTATGACGTGGCCGTGCGTCACCCTGAGTCCATCTGCAAGATCTCCTGATGATTGCGGAGCGGGTAATGCGCATTCAGATTCTTCAGAACACCATCGTTGATCTCAAAGAGGTAAAAGTTGGTGATTTTGTTGAAACCGATCACAAATCAGCTTTGCTGTTGATCGGAATTCAGAAAGCCATTCCCGCTCCCATCATTGAGGAAGTTGTTGTAACGGCTGACGACGAGTCAGTTTCTGTTCAAAGCAAACCCGCTCTCAAACGGAGAAAGACCAATGCTTCACAATCTCGGGTCGAAGACCACTCTGATTCGCCTGCATGACAACGCTGTCGTGACGGCCACTGGTGCTGGCACTCCCGCTTATGTGGACCTGCAAGGCACCAACGATTTTGAAGGCGACATTGCTTTCATCATCTCTTCTGCCGCTGCTGGTGCTGGCGTCACCCTGACCGCCAAACTTCAGCACTCTGATACCACCACTTCTGGTGATTTTGTTGACATCAGTGGCGGTGGTTTCACTGCTGCTGCTGCCAACACCGCCTTCCGCGAGAAGATCTACCTGAACAGTAACGACCTCAAGCGTTATGTTCGCGTGTACTTCACCGTAACTGGTGGCACTGGTAGTGGCGCTGTTGCAGTGCTTGGCCTTGCTTCTAAGAAGTACGGCAACTGATCCTGATGGCGTTTCCAGAACTGCCAGATGCATTCCTTGCTGAGTTTGGCATTACCTGCCAAATCGGTGCTGGTACTGCGTTTCTTGGCATTCTGGATTCGCCTGTGGATGTGATCGCGGGCGGTATGGCATTGTCTCGGGAGTACTTGCTTACGGCAAAGACTTCTGATGTCAGCACTGCCGCTCGCGGCACTTCAATTACTGTTGATTCCGCGTCTTACACCGTGCGTGAGAATCGTCCTGTTGATGACGGTGTGTTTTCGGAACTACTGTTGAGCAAAGTTTGACTTTGAGGTCATGAGTAGCATCTTCAAAGTCAACAGCAGAGCGAATTGGGCAGCATTAAATCCTGTCTTGATGGACGGTGAAGCCGCTGTTGAATCGCAGACTAATAATCTGAAGATTGGAAACGGAAAATCGACGTGGAGTCAACTGCCGTATTTTTCAGCGCCTGGATATTGGGGTTCGTTCTGGGATGAGACTTCTCAAACGGCAACTGCAAATACGCCAACTTCTGTTTATTTGCGTTCAGAAGATTCCAGCAGTCGCGGCATTCATATTGCTTCTCAGAACAGAATCACCTTTGATTACGCTGGTGTTTACAGCCTGACATTTTCAATTCAATTCAGCAATACGAACGAGCAAATCCACGATATCAATGTCTGGCTCCGCAAAAACGACAGCGGTGCCAGTGGTGACGTGGCTGCAACTGACAGCAAATTCAGCATCATCGCTAAACACGGCGGAGTAGATGGCAATGTGATCGGCACTGTCAACTATGTGTTGCCACTTGTCGCGGGCGATTACTTGGAATTAATTTGGGCGACATCAAATACTGCCGCCTACATTCACGCTGAGGCTGCAGCTAGTAGCCCCTTTGCTCATCCGAGCATCCCTGGCGTGATCTGCACTGTTGTACAAGTTGCTTCTGCCTGATCATGGCTGACACACGCCGCGAATTGATCCTTGCTCGCATTGCAAGCAATCTGGGAAGCATTAGTGGTGCAACGGTCTACCGCAGTCGTGTGGAGCCTTTGGCACGCGGAGAGGTGCCTGCTGTCATCGTGGAACCAGTCAACGATCAACCGATTGATACTAACTTCTACGACAAGTTGGATTGGACGATGCGGGTCAGGATCACCACCCTTGTTCGTGCTGCTATCCCTGACGATGATTCAGATACCTACACGCAGCAGGTTCATCAAAAATTGATGGCTGATCAAACTGTCAATGGTTATGCACTTGACTTGACACCTGATCGCACTGACTTCAGTCTTTATGAAGCTGATGTGCCTTTGGGTATTATTAGTCAAGACTTCCTTGTGCGGTATCGCACGAGTAGGACTTCATTAACCAGCGCCTAACATCATGGCTAAGATTGAAAGGGAAGTTCCCAATCCCGGAGTGGGCGGCAGTTATTTGTTTGACCCTAAGTCTGGGAAGCTTACACTGATCACAGAAACCGCCGCTCCTACCACCGATGGCACTGACTCGGAAAAAGTTTCTGATCGCGAAGATTGAGTCAACCTATGGGACTGACCCTAGTCCTGTCGGCGGTTCTGACGCGGTTCAAGTTACCAACCTTGAAGTAACTCCGATTGAGTCGGACAACGTTCAAGCGGCCACTTATCAAGGTTTTCTTGGTAACCCCACCCGTGGCACTCTGGTTGCCAACAAGCGCGTCAGCGTGACCTTTGATGTTGAGCTGGCTGGTTCTGGCACTGCTGGCACCGCCCCTGCTTTCGGTCCGCTGCTGAAGGCTTGTGGATTGAGCGAGACTCTGGTGACCAGCACTTCGGCCACATATGCCCCGGTAAGCAGCAGCTTCAGTTCCGCCACGATCTATTGCTTCTACGACGGCACCCGCCACAAGATCACCGGCGCACGTGGCACTGTGAGCTTCAACCTGACTGCTGGTCAGTTTGCTGTTGCCAGCTTCCAGTTCATCGGCATCTACAATGCCCCTGACGGCACTGCCCTGTCTGGCTCCTTTACTGTTGCCAACCAGGCTGCTGCCATTGAAGTCAACGATACCAACATGACTACGGCCACCTTCCATGGTGTGACCTCGGCTCGCGTTGAATCCTTCAACCTGGCACTCAATAACGATCTTCTGTACAAGGAGACCGCTAGCTCCCAGGAAGTGCTGATTACCAACCGCGCCCCTGGTGGTACGGCTGTGATCGAGGCTCCTGCTGTTGGCACCACCGACTACTTCGCCAAGGCGGTTGCTACTGCCACTGCTGCCACCAGCATGGTGCTGGGTTCTACTGGCGGTAACATCGTCACGCTGAACGCAGCGCAGACAGACATTACCGGTTGTAGCTACGCTGATACTAACGGCGTAATCGCGCTGTCCATGCCGTTCCTGGCTCTGCCTACCACGGCTGGTAACAACGAGATGTCGTTGGTGTTCACCTGATTCCTGTTCATGGCCTTCGTCCTCAAAAAAACCACTTCTTTCAAGTGGCCAGTTACCGTTGAAATTCCCAGTGATGGGGATTATGTCAAGGAAATTTTTGAGGTTGTTTTCAAAAAAGTGCCTCGATCAACCTTCAATGAACTTGTGGAGCAAGGCGATTATGCTGTCCTCTCAGGTTTACTTGAAGGTTGGTCCGGCATGAAAGATGAGGCCGGCAAAGAAGTTGCGTTTAACGACGAAAGTATCATTGCGCTTTGTGATGATCCTTGTGCCGTACGTGGGATTATGAATGCTTACGTCGAGGCGATTTACACGGGTTCAAGAAAAAACTAGAAAACGCCGCTCAATACTGGGTGCGGGGCGGCGTAATCGATGAACGCGAAGATGATTTAAAAGCATTAGGGGCAACGCCTGAACAGCTTGCCTCTTTGCATTTAGATTCAGTTTCTCAAGATTTTGAGGTCTGGGAGGAAAACTGGGATACTGTGATGATGTTTATGCATCTATCCACTCAGTGGCAGGCCAGTATGTCTGGTCTTGTTGGTTTGCACTACCCGAGTTTGGAATGGCTATGTAAGCTGTATGCAGTGGCTGAACCTGTCGCTTTGTTTGAAGGCATACAGGTCATGGAGCGAGCTGCTCTCATCTGCATGAACGACTCTCGGAAACGGTAATGGCGCAGCAAAACCAGACATCCGTTCAGATTGTCGTTGACGTTAAAAATCGTCAGCAATTAGAGCAGCTCAAGAAAACTGTTAACGAACTTGCGAAATCGACAAACCAAGGTTCGCTTGATCTTAGTGAATACGTTGAAAAAATAAAAGATGTTGTCAAATCATCTGGCAATAGCATTAGCACGCTAAAAGCCCAGATCAATCTTTGGGAAAAGATAAGAACCAATGTTTCCGGTACTTCAGAAGCATATGCTGTTGCATCTTCTGAAATCAGAAGGCTGAATGCAGACCTTCAAAAAATATCTCGGTCATACACTTACGTTAGCGATGTAGCCAATAAAGCTTCACGTTCAATGGGCGCTATGCAAAGCGCCACGATGCGTTATTTGGGTGTTCCAAATCGTGCTGTTGCTCCAACTGTCCAGGAAGTTATCGCTGGCCAAGGAGCGCCAAATCTCACGCCATCCGCTGCATCTAGAGCATATCTAGGCCGCCCAGCACCTGTTGATGCTACTGCAGTGCAAGCACAGCAAAAACTGACTGATCTTGCTCGTGAGCAATTTGGTATTACTGGACTTAGTCAAAATCTTCAGCGTCAAAAAACAAAACTTGCTCAAGATGAAGCGGCTGCAAATGCAAGCACAGTTGAATACATGCGCGCTCAAAATAGAGAGCGTATGTCTGCAATGCGCACACAGGCTCTTGGTGATATTGGTGGTCGCTTAGCTCCAAATGTTGGTGGTCCACTTGCTCTACCGGCCTATACAGAGCGTGGCCTGCAACAACTTACTGGTGGTTTGAATTTAGCTCCAAATGCTTTGGAGTTATCTAGAGCCAGACGTTCTACTCGTGTGGCGCAATTACGCTTGCAAC